TGCCTGAAGCATATCCAATAAGTTTACAACAGTGTAGCAATACCGATTTCCAGGAAAATGTTATCCCCAGCTATGTTCAATCTGAGATGGACACGGGGCCAGAGAAAAAAAGAGTTAGATTCACAAAGCAAAGATACGCCATGGCCTTTACAATAACGGCCACGGTAGACCAGTATAATACTTTTATCGCCTGGGGAGAATCAACACTTGCCTTTTATACTAAGTCTTTTTACTTTGACCACCCAATAACTAAAACCCAGAGAACTTATATATTCAAAGAACCGCCCCAAATACAAGCGCTAGGCCCCATTCATTTTACTATCTCTCTTAATTTAGAGGAGGTTTAAAGTGCCTAATAATTTTACTAATGCTTTTAAAAAGCAAGTTTTTGACCCAACGATGACAGACCCTTTTCTTTTTTTAGTTAAGCTAAGTCATGCTAGTTGGGCAAGTGACGTTAGACTTGTAAATAATAATGAGAGCATTACATCAAATGGGGATTTATACGATGCCGCCCCAATGCTAGTTAAGTTACCTCAAGAGGACGGGCAATCCGTTCCTATAGTTCAACTTGAAATAGACAACATATCATTAGAGTTAATAGAGGAGATAAGAAGTATAACATCACCTATAACAGCAGCTATCTACGGGGTTTTAGGGTCAGACCCGGATAATGTAGAAATGAGTTTAGAGGAGTTACTAATAACCTCTATCAGTTACAACGCTGCAAAGATAACTGCCACACTTGTTTTGGATGATTTTTTAAACCAAGGAATCCCTGGTGAGAAATACGACCCGTCTACCTACCCTGGACTTTTTTAATGGACGTTTCAAAATTAATAGGGATTCCATATAAATGGCAAGGGGATGATATAACGGGAGTAGATTGCTATGGTATATGTATCATGTACCATAGAATGTTTGGAATAGAATTACCCACCATTGATTACCTATACGATGATTGTAATGAGGAAAAAAAGACAGGACATTATAAAGATTTACACCTGGGAAAGGTTAAAGAGTTTTTTAAAATCAGCTTTACTAAAGTAGAATTAAAGGACGCTATGCCGGGCGATATTGTAGTTTTTAATTTCATAGGATTACCCGTCCATGTTGGGGTTTATATAGATAAAAAATTCTTCCTTCATGCTTCTGAGGGTAGAGATTCGATGCTAACTAGGTTTAACCATGTAATGTATAAAAAGAGGTTGCACGCTGTATGGAGAGTAAACAAGGTCAAAACTACGCAGTAGTAAAGACTGATCCATTTACTTCAAATAGTAAGACGATAGAAATACCGTCAGGTAAAACTATATTAGAACTCTTAGAGCTATCAGGTATCCATATTAGGCTATGGTCACAGGTAAAAATAACCGTTGATGGGAAAGAGATATATAGGAAGCACTGGAAATATGCAAAACCAAGGGCAGGCGCAAACCTTGTTATGGTTGTTCTACCCGGTAAGAATATCTGGAAGGTTGTTGTAGGTGCTATCTTAACGGTTGTTGGAATCTTTGTCCCAGTTCTGCTACCGCTGGGGATTGGTTTATTACTTGGAGGAATAGCTGAACTAATATTTAAACCACCACAGCAAGAATTAACTGCGGCGGTGTCTGCTCCAGGACAGCAAAGTTCTTTTGCACTAACAGGACAAACAAACCCGACTAGAAGGTATGGAGCAGTTCAAAGACTTTATGGAAGATACAGAGCATTCCCCCCGGTAGCTGCAAATCCCTACACTGTTTGGGTTGGTAGTAATCAATTTCTACATATAATTTATGATGTTACATTGGGACAGATAGACCCATACACAATGGAAATCTTAATAGGTGAGTCAACACTTGATAGTTACCAAGACATTGATTGGAACATAGTCCATTGGCCCACAGATAACTTTAAGCATTACACTAACGATGTTTTTACAGAACAGTATAATATAAAACTTGAAAAAGATGCGGCAGAGGTAAGAACAACCATTGCCGACACCGATTCAATACAGGTTGATTTATTATTCCCATCAGGGTTGTTTTCATCGTCTAAAAACGGCAAGAACTCAAACGCTTCAGTTGAATTTATTATTGAAATTTCACCTGCCGGAATGGGGACATGGGCGAACGTATGGGATTACAACCTAGACGTTTCAGACGATATAAATTTATCTGGGCCTAGAAACAGTATAACTGTTAAGGCGACGGATTTTTTCACAAGCGCATCTGGTTACTATTGGAAATATAAATGGGTGTATATCAGAGGAGTAAAAACTCTTACAAAAACTAAATATAAATATTGGTACTATTACGAAATATATAGAAACACAATCCCAGAGGGAGCTACTGAAATAATATTAGACTCCGGCGCACTACCTACTATCAATTCATTAATAAGATTCGGTGGTGTTTCCTATAAAGTTACAGCGATAGATATCCCGGCAAATACATTTACACTCGATAGGGGACTAGAAAAAGATTTTGTAGTTTATTATGAAAAAAGATATGGTTCTAGATTCTATAGAAATAAAAAGACAATAGGGTACGCTTATTGGTTGGACGCCACTGACAGGGCTTTTAAATACACCGACAATTTCAACGCCGCCCTTTATACATCAATAATAATAAGCGAGTTCCCTCAAGGTCAGTACGATGTGAGGGTTACAAAGACTAGCGAGACAGGGGCCGGGGACTATAAACATTATTATGATTTAACCTGGACAGCTTTAAACTCTATAAAGCTAACACCTCCAATAAATACAAAACTTGAGCATACTTTTTTAGAGGTAAAGATAAAGGCAAATGAGCAGTTATCGGGTTCTTTAAATAATGTATCAATAGAGTGTCAGTCCGTTTTAGACGTGTGGGATGTAGCAAGTGATAGCTGGGGTAGAGAGGCAACAAGTAACCCGGCATGGATATTTGTAGACCTGTTAACCGGGGATATAAACCCTAGAAAACTTGATAAAAGTCGGCTTGATATGGACTCAATTATCGAGTGGGCAGAGTATTGTGATACCATCAGAACTTTTGAGTTTGAGGGTGAGACTAAAGAGGAACCTTATTTTACTGCCAACTATGTTCACGACTACAACACAACATTAAAACAAGCTATAGACCAGATATGTTCTGCTGGTAGAGCTTCAATGGTTATCAATAATGGTAAGTATGGAGTCATACTAGAGAAAGAGCAGACTATTCCAATCCAAGTTTTCACGCCTAGAAACACCTGGGAATTTAGTTCTGGTAGAAGTTATGTAAAAGCGCCCCACGCTTTGAAGGTTAAATTTGTAGACCCAAATAGCAATTGGCAATTGGCCGAGCAGATTACTTATAATGATGGTTATAATTTAGATGGCAGCGGTGGAAAGTTAGTTGCTACCGAGTTCATAGACGTTGATACCTTTGCCTGCACCAGTCCTTCGATGGCGTGGCGGCTTGGAAGATATTGGCTTGCTCAGGCAATCCATAGACAGGAAGTAATAACCATAAATGTTGATATAGAACACATGGTATGTATGAAGGGCGATTTAGTCAGGTGGCAGCAGGACGTAATGAAAAGCGGAGGCTTACCTGTCAGAGTTAGGGCGCTTGATTTAACAACTAGAATTATAACCGTAGACGCTCCAGTAACTAAAAACGCTACTGATGTTTATTACGTTGAGGTTAGAAAAAATAATGGTGCTGTTGAGTTACATCATGTGACTTTAGTTTCCTTAGATGGGTACGAGCTAACGCTTGATAATCTGGGCGGAATTGAGGTTGATAACCTTTTAGTTTATGGCGTAGCGGACTCTGTTACCGTCGATATGATAGTTAGTACCATAACACCTAATAGTGACCTATCGGCAACAATAGGGCTTATAGAATACGCCCCCCAAATACTAAACGCCGATATTGAAGATATACCGGCATACAGTCCCGATATATCCCCGGTTAATATTATCGAGGACGTTCCACCAGCACCTTTAATTATCTCTTTGGACGAGGAGATAGAACATATAAATAGGCAAGCGTATTCAAATGTTAGAATTTCCTGGTCAATGGAGGGTGGAACAACTTGGACTCGAATGGAGATTGCCAGGTTAAACGATCAAGATAATTGGCAAATTATTGGATATGTGGAGGCATTAAGTGGGGATAACTTTTATATAGACCCTATTCTCGCCAGTGATAATTTTAGGAATATAGTTAAGGATACAGAAGTTTGTTATAGGATTAGAGCAGTTGGAACAACTGGCGGAGTTATAGACGTTGCCGATGCTCCAACCGAGTGCCTAATACTAGAGGGCGATGTTGTCGCACCAGACTCACCAGTTCAAATGTCTATGAACCTCCAGGCAGATACGCTGCTCCTAGTTTGGGGTAGAACGGTAGCTACAGATATCGGAGGTTATAGACTAAAATACTCTCCAAGATTTGATACAAATTTAGGGTGGAATGACTCCGGCTTTTTTATTCAAAATATCCCCTTTGATGCCACAAGCGTTTCCGTTGCCTACCGCCCGGGAACCTATATATTAAAGGCATTTGATACTAGTGGAAATATCTCGATTGACGATATTAGGGCAATATCTTCCGCTCCTGATCTTAGATACCTTTCCCCCGTTGAAACTTTAATACCCGAACCTGATTGGGTGGGAACTAAGATCAACACCCAGATAAAGGGTGGCGAGTTGTGGATGGCCGAGACAGGCGTGGGGTCTGGAGTCTACCAAGAGAATGGTGAATATATCTTCAATGAATTAGTTGATTTAGGAGAGATATACACTGTCAAACTCGCTTCATTTCTTCAAGATTATGCGCTGGAGGATGGCGTTTATATGAACCACGCTACATGGACACCCCTGGACGCCCTAGCAT